TTCTCTTTTACCGACCTGGTTTCTCTCAAATAATTCAGCCATTGAATTATCCTTTCTTTCTTGTGACTACATGAAGTAGTCGGTTAAATCCCTCTGGCTTGCGCCTCCAGACTTTGCGAATCGATCCAGTGCGCCCTGCTTCTGTGCCGCCTCTTTCGGGATGGCAGCAGGACTCGGGGAGGCTTTAGTAGGTTGGCTCGGTGCCTTCTTGATCGGTGCCTTCTTGGCCTTTTGGCCCGCCTTGGCATCCTTATTCAGTGTGGCTAACCCGAGCATGGTTGCACCAATTAAGTATTTATAACTGGGCATCCGTTGCATCTCGGGAACCTTTTCTAAAAATTCCCGTGCCTCCTGGTAGGCTGCGGAGGAACGGTCTTTCCAGAACGGAAAAGCCTTTTCCGTTTCTGCATTCCATTCCTTTGATTCACGAACGTACTTACGCTGGTCGGGCAAGTGCTGCTCTAAAGCATCCATTGCCTTGACCTTGTGGACTCGAATATCCTCCGCACTCAGTTCGTATTCCTTGCCGTTTTCGCCGGTAATTTCCATCCCCTCGGGATTCATCTCGCACAAAGACCGAATTTCGCGTTGCTTTTTAATCTCGGCTTCCACCTCAGATTGGTTTTGCAACTTGAAAAACGGATTCAGTGCGTTTGAAACTAGTATCGGCTCGGCGGCATTAGGCTTATCCTTGAGTTGCGCCCGAAGTTCCTCGCTCTCTTCCTGTGCCTCCTTTTTCTGGCGCACAAGCTGATTGATTCGCTTCTGGGCGCGTTCCGTAAGATCCGCGTCCTGTTCGTCCGTTTCCGCAGTCTCAGCCTCCTCCTCGGTGGTTTCGGGTTCCCCCTCTACCTCCTCAGTGGATTCCGCTTCCGCATCGTCTTGAGAAAGATCAACTTTGTCGCCGTCCTCTGAGTCCTCGGCACTCACCGGGTCATCGGGCGGCGGTTTCTCTGCCTGTTTTTGCGGCGCAGGCTCCTCGCCTTCCTCAACCTTCATGTGTTCAAGCATCAACTGTTCAAGTTGAATGCCGTCAATCGGGCCTTGGGGTTTTACTGTCTCCACGGTGGTTGTTTTTTCAGCCGCACCGAGTTCGGCTATTCCTTTTTCGCTCATAACAGACAGGGGTTTTAAGTCGACCCAGACGACCAACAGGTTTTGAAAAGCCAAAACCAGAAAACTGTTATGAGAATAGAGGGCAAAAAAAAGACCCGCACAACGAAGGTGTGCGGGGTCTGCTGGGGTCTGCTTGGGTCAGCGTGGGTCGGCGTCTATTTAGCGGGGGTCATGCCATTCTGTTCGCGTGCCTGCCTGCGTAGATTATGGATAAGAGCATGGAAATCAGTGAGAGCACTGGCGCGGCCTGCGGCGTGAATCCGCTCCTCACCAACTGTGTCCCCGGCAATTGCATAGGTCACCTCAACGTCAATCGACGCATCAAGGAGGATGTTCATTGCATCCCACATTGCATTCTTCTCAACGAACGCAAATGCCTCCACCACTCTCGGATCAATCTCCTCCATTAGTATGCCCCCTGTGCAGTTTCGGCTTGCGCCATTTCCACGTTCTCCTCAGCCGGAGGCGGCAATTGTGCTTCCGCCGCCATTTCGTCGGAAACCGGCGTCACGCCAACACGCCCAATTTGTGCATTTTCCTCCTGGGTGACACTGAACTGGAGATTTTTTACATAATTTTCCATCAGCCTCCGGAACAATTCATCCCCCTGCAACGCCTGCTGCGCTTTTGGATTTTTTCCCATTACGTCCTGCGTGTACTGCAATTTGGTCTGTGCCGCCGGGTCGTTCTCCACATAAAGCGGCTCATTCCCCAGCATCATCATCCCAATATCGCTCTGTACACCCTTGAAAAGAGACTGTGAAGCACTCGCCTGATCGATCACCAACTCCCTTGCCGCCTCCGGGCTGATCGCTTCTATGATGATTTTCACAAGTTTGTTGCGATCTATCACCCCGCCAGTGTCCAATGGAATCACAAACTTCGTAATTGCCTCCAGTTTAGCTTTCACCAGGTCGGTATCGAGTTCCTCCACGTTATACCGCACAATGAAATCAAACATATGCTGGATCTCACTGATGTTTTGCGGAAGTTGACCACCTGTCACCCTCTCAATCTCCTCGGCTGGCATATACTGCAAACATAACTTGAACATCTGCGTGTATATCTTCGCCCAGGACTCCAACCATACATTGACAAGATTCTGCTGCATCATTTGCGTCTTAATCGCCGGAACATCAACGTGTGCCGTCCCAAAATACGCCGCATGGGTCGCCTCCACTCGCCTGATTAAATCAAACGCAGTATTGGGGGGACGCGCAGGCGGTTCCATCCATGTATAATCATCAGCGCGGGTAACCGGGAGTTGGACGCCCGGCCCAACCTTGTTTATCCCCCCGATTCTTTTCACCACCTTGATCGGCGGCAGCGTAGTAAACGCAGTTGAATCCCGAATGGAATCATGCTGGGTCTTGATCTCGTCCTGGTCAGTCGCCGCAATCTGCGGAACCCCCCTGGACTCAGTTATCGCCCGCCTGATCCTCTCACGCCGATATTCTACAAATGGATACTCGCCATGCGCGTACCCCAACAGTTCATGTTTGCCATACAACTCACTCGATGCCGCCGGACAGAATACCGTGCAATAAATACCCGGCACACCCTTGTCATCCAGTTGTCGGGCATACGCATACACTATTTCAATAAGATGACTCTGCCGCATCACGTTGCTGGAATCCTCAATCGTGAAGTTGTCATTGGTAATGCCAAACCAGGTCTGCTTGCCCTGCATGGTACTCGCCATCTCCACAAACTCCTTGTCCCAACCCTCATCAATTTCCTTTGCCCTCACCTGCACTTCTGTCATCCAAATCCGGCGATAAACAACACGGGCATCCTGCAAGTCAATTGTCTCCGGCGGGATGGCAACATCCTGATACGGTTTCAATGCCGTCACCGCTGGCGCGTTCTTTTGCAGATACTCCTCATCAATCTCACCAATACCCGTCTCCCTCAAGTCGCGCACAAGTTTCCTCGCATCCGAAACCTTAATGTCAGGCACCGAGGCACTGATTAAATTAGCCGCTTCATCCTCCGCTTCAGGATTCATTATCATTTCCGGTAACCCGGCCACAATCGAATCTGGTTGCTGCATCGCAATAGCGGCAACCTCCTCAAACGTAATCTTCTGCTTCCTAACCGCAGCCTTCTGATCCCAACCAACATGGAAGATTGTCCAGCCATACTGCTGCCCGAATTGCGAACCCAACTGTGCCTCGCGCAACAACTCCTGACTCATCTTCGTCTCACTCAACCAACGCATCAACGTGGTCGCCATTGTCGCCTCACTGCTGTCAGTAACCTCAGTCCCGCCCACGTTGACCTTGCTGCGCTGAAACGCAGTCGTCATCAGGCAACTCAACTCATTACAGGTCGAGTCAACCAGGCGCGTGCGAACATCTGACGCTCCCTCAAACGGAAATACCTGCTCACCATCCGGCATCGCCTCTGAATGCTTCTTCCCGTCATCAGTCTGACCCGTCCACCGGCACAGGCGTATGTCGTCCGCATTGCTCACCTGGGCGAAGTTGTTGTAATCAAACAAACTGCGTTGCAGTTCATTGTTTAAGTAAACCACATCCGGTTTCTTGCTGGCATTAACCAGTTGGTCTGCCCCGTCATTATTATATTCAGCCATTGTTGTTCCCCTTTTTTATTAATTTATATAACTCATCCCGATAGTATCGGTACTGTCCACCCTTTGTCCGGTAGACGTTAAGGATTCCTTCATCCCTTAAATACTTGAATTCCCTCCTGTCGAGTCCCGTTATTTCACTCGCCACACTTAAAGGCACAAGGGGTGGATATTTTTCCTCCATGACATTCATATTTCAATAACTCCCAATCTGTCCTCTCGCCATATACACACTCTTATCCTCCCCCTCGGGATCCATCACTGCCAGGTATGCCAGCGCATCAATGGGGTCTTTGGTCGCCCCCTTCTGACCGTCCCGCCCAGTCCATTCCCTCATACTGTAAATCAAGTTCTCGCAGTTGTTGGACACATATAAATCCGGCTCATTCACCACTGAACAAATTGGCTCATCCAAGTCATATGCCAACCAGTCATTAATAATCCCCACACGCTCATCAATCCTCGTCCCTGCGCTGGGCGTGAAAAACATCGGGGGATCCTCCTCCAGTAACTCCAGTAAACTCGTTCCACCCGCCCGACCAGCAGATTGTGTTCCCGCACTCCTCGGATCAATATACCTCTCCGCAATCTCCTCACCATCCTCCATCGATAGGATCATTTCCTTATATTCCTCAATGCCCCGCCCAGCTTGGTTGGTCTGCGCCACCCCAGGCTTGCCGTCCGCCTTCGCACTCGCAATCGCCCACTCACCCATGCTCACATCAGGCCACTCCCGGTAAACCCACTTGCGCCCTGACCGATCTACCCTCACCCATAGCATGAACCAGTTACGCGCACCAGCAGGGTCGCATACCATGTAATTGGTTCCCTCCTCGGGGATGTCCTCCCCCTTCACAATGTTATGATCCCCGAAACGCGGGAACTGCGTACCCTGCAAACTTTCCGCCCATCCATATGCCCTAATCTTAACCTCATACGGGCCGCGTCCCTTCAGCGTCTTCGCTATCTGATTAAACGGTGAATACTCGTTCATCACCGAATGAAACCACATCGCCGCTGAATCAGGACGGTGACATCTCGCCCGGTATGGCATCGTTCCCCGCCTCCCCCCAGGCACGTTAATCTCACTCTTCAATAAGTCCGCATCCTTCCACTCAGTTATAGTCGCCCCACTCAAATACTCCTTGATCACTGGCGTGTATCCGCTGACAGGCGTGAACGTCAAAAGAATCTTTCCCTCACGGGTAACGGTTCTATATCTTAACGTCTTCAACCAATCATGGTTGATCTCCTCATCTATCCAAATGAAATCACATTCCCCGCCCTCGATTACTTTAATATCCTGACTCTGGTTTAAGAAGAAACACTGCGCCCGGTTAGGCAATACAAACGTGTCCTCCGTAAAACCATTCTTCTGCGTATAACTCACATTAGTTATCTTGGTCTTTTTAACGGTCTTATATTCCGCTGGCAAATATTTATAAACCAACGGTTGCTGCATCTGTACACTGCTCATGTGGGTCGTGTGGATACACCAGATACGGGACTCATCATAATGACTCAACAACCAGCAAACACGCTTGGCCGCATACTCACTCTTACCCGCACGGTTCCCGCCCAATATAATAAACTCACTGATCTCCGGATCCTTCAATAACTCATCCGCATCCTTCCAGTGGGGAGGCTCATACCCATGCCGATATGGATCCATCCTCTCAGCCAGTATCTTGTCCTCACGCAATTGCAATAACTTCACCGTCTCATCAATTCCAATGTTGCCAACATACCTCTGCACATCCTCCGGGGTGGGAGAAGATATGATCGGGTGAGGAGTAGGTACATACCCCTTCAAGTTATCTTTTTTAACCTCCTGAAATATCACCGTGCCTCCTAATTATTCCTGATCCTCTTTTCATTCTCCCGCTCCTCATTAAACGCCGCATCCAGGGCAACATTAAAATCATCGTTCAATCGCTCAATCAACTTCCGAGTGTCTCCCTCCCCCATCCCATGCCCCTCACAATGCTCCACAAATCGTTCATGCTCATCCAACAGGAACGTCGATACCAACTCCATTTCCTCCAGGGTAACTACCATCTCCCCGGCCTCCTGGGATGCCGTGTCGCCTTCAGAAATCCCGCTGCCTGTTCCTGCACATCTATTTCCATATTAGGCATAAAGTTCTCTGTGGTCTTGGTCATGCACTTCCGGTTGCCACCATCAAACCTCACCAACAACCAAACAGGATCAAACTTCCGCAAAACTATCGCCTTATCCTTCCGACCATTAGTCCTTAAATTTCCTTTTACACCCAATAACTCCTTAACCCGATGAACCCCCTGCGGAGTATACTCAACCGGGAAACCCCGCTGCCAATCCCAGTCAACTCCCTTCTCCAACTGAGGACGCAATTCCTTTATCTCGATACGGGCGACTCCCGATAATTCAGCTAGTTCTTTTTCGGTCATAATCAATTCCCACACATACCATCACACTCATCCAGAAATGTAAGCTGCCCCTGCTCAACATCCGTACTCAAATCCACCTCGTCCAATGGCTTTAATGATCGGTGGAGATATAAAGCCGATTTCGTCCCATTCAGCCCGCCCCTAATCTCCTTATCAAACTTCACCACATCATCCCACTCATCAGGATCTTCCCTAATGCTCCTCCACTCCTTCAATGAATGATACGGACACCCCACACACGCAGAACGTGGAGGATGCGGATAATCATTCTTCTCCATCCACCTCAAACAGTCGTGCCGACTCATCCGCTTC